TGTCTTAAATACCAACCAAAGTCTTGCAAAGCAAAAGCTAATCTCCAAGGCATACCCATAAGGTCTTTTTCTTTATAGCCTTCAAGTTTATTTCCACGCTTGGCACTATGTTCAAATTCTGATGCTTTTTGACTTGCAATCGAATTGGCTACAACTCTTTGGCCTTTGCCTGGTCTGTAGTTGTAATAACTATCACCAAGATTTACCCATAGAGTTCCATTATCTGCAAGAATATCCCAAACACAAGCAAAAACTTCTACAAGGTTATCAATAAATTCTTTTGGGGTTTGTTCATTACCTATTTGACCATCAACCCCATAATCTCTAAGACCATAATAAGGTGGGCTAGTAATGCAAGTTTGCACTTTTATGCCGTCTTTAGCCATTTGGCGCATGGAATCTCGACAATCACCAAAATAAACTTTGTTCAAAACCTTGCCTCCTCAAATTTAAAAACAGGCTTTTTAACTTTTTTAGCCACAATTTTCCATTCAGGCCGCAACTTCACCAAATACTCAGCTTCTGTTTTGCTTTTAACCTGGCGAATTAAGCCAAGCTCGTCATAAATGTAGTAAATCATCCTTGCTTGACCCTTTCCCTGTATTGCCCCTCAGTTTCACCAGGCTTAGGCAAAATGCCCAGTTCTTTGCCTTTATTCATAATTCCTTCAAGACTTGAGTCCCAACGCTGAGTTGGCTTATCTTGGGTTTTTAAAGATTCAGGTTTAGCCCAATCAGCCTTAAAGCCTCGCCAACCGTTTTGACAGCAAAGAGTCATAACTTGTTCTAAAGTCATGCCAGCTTTTTGTCCTTCTCTTGCCAGCCCTTTGATTGCTGTTTCTGTTACAGGCGCTTTTAAGCCTTTTCTTAACTTTATAAAATCTTGAAAAACTTCATTACTAACGCCTTCAGGCGTAATAGTATTTATATTGGTTATTGGTTTATGGTTCTTGGTTATTGGTTTATGGTTAGCATTGCCTTCGGATTGCGTTGGCATTGCGTTCGCATCAACTCCCTTGTGTTTACTGCTCCAGCGAGCCATGGCAGAGGCTCTAGCACTAGCCGATTTACCATGAAACTTGGCAATACCATCTTCACATCTTTTATGAATATAGCCATTTTCAGTCAATTCAAAGAAGTCAGTAAGCACATTCTGAAGCGCTTGTTGTTCGTCTGCATTGCGAACGCTATGCGAACGCATTAACTTCGCAAGGTCATTACTTAACGGTAATTCATCCAAATAATAAGTGTCTAAAAGCTGCCTATAAATGCCATGTTCTAGCAAAGAAAGGTGGGAAGTATCTTTACGATAGTCCCCAATATTGTGCTGGTAATAGTGCATTTCAGCCTTTCTGAAATAGGTCAGGCCGCAGGACTTCCTTGGACAAACGCCCCTCAGATAGGTCAACTAAAGTCCTAATATGCTTAATTGGAACTCTGTTTCGAGCTTTCCAAGCATAAATAGCCGACTCCCTTACTCCTAATTTGCTGGCTATACTGGCTAAAGAGCCAAATTCATAGGCTAAAGCCTCAAATGTTTGCATAATTACTCCTTTGTTTTGCCAAATATAGCATAGTTTTGTGATAATCATACTAGGGAAAGCCCTAATACAAATATTTGCACAAACGCATAATTTAGTATATATTGGAGTCTAGTTCAACAAGTGATGAAGGGAAATAAAAATGATTGAAAATGAAGCCGCTTATAGTAAAGCTGTTCATACTTATATTCTTGCTAATGCAAGAAAAACTTTTTGCAAAACTTATGAAGATTACGCTAGTATTGAAGAATTTTTATCTGCTGGTCGTTCTTACGATGATGAAGGCAATTTTAAATGTTATAAAGAAAATTTTATTGGCTCATTAGCTTCCGCTTATGCCACTTATGGCAAATTGTCTGAAAAACAAGTTGAAGCTGTACGCAAGTGCATTATTGCTAACAATGCTCGTAAAGCTGAATGGGCAGACAAAAAAGCCGCTTTAGATGCAACTCGTCAGCACATTGGTGCAGTTGGAGATAAAGTTACATTAATCTTGACATTAAAAAAAGTAATTAGTTTAGATAGCAATTTTGGAATTATCGGTTTGTTTATTTTTGAAGATGCTGAACAAAATATTGTTATTTATAAAGGAAATTCTGATTCTGTTTGGGAGTTGGCTGAAGGTGCAGCTATAACTTTAAAAGCTACAATTAAAGAGCATGGTGTTCGTAATGGTGTTAAACAAACAGTAATTCAACGACCAAAAGCAGTTTAATTAAGGAGTAAGTGATGAAGGGAAATAAAATGAATCAAATTATTGAATGGGCAGCAGTTATTGCAATGGGAATTCTTTTTGGCGCTATGTTTGCCATGGGAGTTTAATCATGAACAGAGCCGATGCTTACTACGAGCCAACTGACTATGACGACCGTTCCGATGAAATAGAAGAACGCACATGGCAATTAATGAAACCAGGCGCTGTATTTGACCATAAAGATGCTGGTCGGGTTTTAGAAGCCTTAGGCGAAATTAGTCTTGCCGATGTTGAGTCGTTACAAAACGCTATCGACACAAATAACTTTGAATTAATTGGTCGCAAAATCATGTCTATATCTTTTGCATATATGGAAAGTATTGCCAAAGAAATTGCCGAAACAGAAATTAATGAGGAATAATTGATGAAAACTTTTAACGACCTACGCACCATTAATGTCAACGAGCATACAGAAAGAAAAGGCAAATTTACCTATCTTTCTTGGGCATGGGCAGTTGACCAGCTTCTTCAGCTTGACCCAACTGCAACTTGGGAATACAAAGACCCTGTTTATTTTGCTGAAACTTTGATGGTCTTTTGCTCAGTAACAGCTTTTGGCAAAACCATGACAGCCCAGTTACCAGTAATGAACAACATGAACAAGGCTATTTCTAACCCTGATTCAATGGCAGTTAATACGGCTATGCAGCGTTGTTTAGCAAAAGCCATAGCTTTACATGGCCTCGGCCTATACATATACAGCGGGGAAGACACACCAGATGAAGAAGCTGTCGTCTTAGATGCGACTGAGTGGCTTAATAAGATAAGTATAAGTAAATCCATTGACGAGCTTAAAGAATCGTATGGCAACGCTTATAAAGCCCTTAGCAAGGATAAATCCGCAGTTGAGCTAATAGCCAAAGCTAAAAATGCTAGAAAGGCAGAATTATCATGAATGTAATTCCACTTATAAGAAATACACTTGATGGCATGAATTTGCGAGACTATTTTGCCGCTAAAGCCATGCAAGGAATAGTTGATTCTTCCGTTGATTGCGGCATGGAAACAATACAAATTGCAGAATCGGCTTATCGTATTGCCGATGCCATGATGGAATCTAGAAATGAACAATGAACCAGTAGCGTGGATGTCAAATGGAAAAGAGTTTTATGTTCAGAAGAATTACTGCCCTGACTTTATTCCACTTTATACCCATCCAGCAAAGACACTAACAGATGCAGAAATACGCACCATTCAGGATATGTGCCACTTAAAAAATGTTGGCTATAACACTTTTATTATGCGGTTTGCTAGAGCAATACTAAGAAAGGCACAAGAAAAATGAATAAATTAGCCGATAAAGTAGTGGAACAAATTACAGGCATAAAGGTTGTTGAGCAGGGGACTGACGAATGGCATCAACTTAGATTAGGCAAAGTTACAGCTAGTCGGGTTGCCGATGTTATGGCTAAGACCAAATCAGGCGTTTCAGCTTCTAGGGGAAACTACCTAGTCCAGCTTGCTATTCAGCGTGTAACTGGCATTGTTGAGGAGTCCTATACAAATGAAGCTATGCAATGGGGAGTAGACAATGAAGCCCAAGCTAGAGTTGCTTATGAAATTGCTAGTCAAAACTTTGTAGACCAGGTTGCATTTGTCCTACATCCGACCATACAAGGCTTTGGGGCTAGTCCCGATGGCTTAGTAGGGGAATGTGGGCTGGTAGAAATTAAGTGCCCTAATAGCGCTACTCATTGGTCTTACATTAAAGCCAACGAACCACCCAATAAATACTATATCCAAATGCAAGCTCAAATGGCCTGTACCGATAGACAATGGTGCGACTTTGTTAGCTTTGACCCTCGTATGCCAGAACGCAGCCAGTTACTAATTGTTCGGGTTGCTAGGAATGTAGAGTTTATTGCTGAGATGGAAGCTGATATTAAAGAATTTTTGAGTGAAGTAGAAGTGGAAGTAAATTTGATGAAAGGTAAGTAATGGCTATTAAATACTATGTAAAAGCAGCAATTTCGGAATACCAAGACCAAGCTGGCGTAAACAAAAAGCGCTACCAAACTATCGGCATTGTGACGGAAAC